ATAAACTAAATACTGCACCAGCAGCATTAGTTAAGGTTACGGTAAGTTCACACGCGTTGCTTGCATCATCATTCGATACTAAAAAAGATTTTACTACAGATACTGTTTCTGCCGGCACTGTATAGAGTGAAGTAGCGTCTGTGGACGTTAAATCTACTTTTACATTTTTATATCTATTAGCCATTTAACTTAAAAACCAGGTTAATTGTTCTTGTTCTTCTTTTAACGATTGTTGAAACGTAGAATTTAATTGATCCACGACTCCAGTCAATGCTCGATTAATTTGTCTTTGTGTACTTATTTCATACTCTGCTTTTGGTTCTGGTATTCTAATTATAATTTTACTCATTACCTAGCTCCGTCCGGTTTAACATCTAAAGATAATGTTCCATAACGCCAACTTTGTGCAATATCATTATTTTCAATTTTAATGTTTACGTAACGACCACGAGCTCTAGTATTTATTTTATCAGTGCTGGCACTAATTGTAAACGGACTATAGCTAGAAGTTGTTTCTGTTTCTGCAGGGTATCTTTTTAAAGCTAGGTTTACATCAGCCGTGCCTACCAAAGTTTTAAAATCCGGTATAAACCTACTTACTGATACAAAAAGATCTCCTTCGCCGCTTTGACCTTGTAAGTCAAAATCATATGATTGTATATAAGAAGACACTGTAGTTACAGTACCATCTTCGTTAGTTTGATCAGTGCCTACTTCATGTTGGAAATATTGTGTTTTACCTAAACCATCTTCACCTAGCAGCACTGGAAACGTTCCAGTTAAAGTACTATCAAATTTAGTTGCATGTGGTTTAGTATACACATTAGCATCCATCCAAGAAGTTCTAGCTTCATTTGATATATACCAAATACCACCAGGTACTTGCGCTGATTCAGCATAATTATAAGTTACCGCTTTATTATTAAAATCACTATCTGCTGGGTAAAACCAAGTTATTTCAGAATATAAATTATTTAAACCAGCCGTAATCTGTTGACCTTTAGTAGTATCTACATTGTCATAGACCTCATCTTCAACCGAACAAGGTAGTGTTTTAACTGTACCATCATAAAGTAAAAAACCTTTTGTACTCATCCAATAGGCAATACCATCTACTTCAACTGCTGCGGTGCTACCAACCAAACCACAGTTCGTACCAACTTGTTCTATACCAAAAATAAAAGGTGCACCAACAAATTTCATAGAATACAATGCATTATCAGTCCAAATTAAAATAGCTTCTTTAGTTTTTAGAGCACCTATAATTTTAGTACCATCTTGGATACGCAACGTACCGGCAGTATTAGTAGAAGTAGGAACATATGTGTTTATGTCTTCACTACCAGAAAAACGTATAAACATATCATCTTGACTAGCGGTTGTACCAATAGTTGTTTCCGTACCTAAATGAATTAAGTGACGGGTTGTTGGTGAAATAAGCGTGAGCCTCGATGCTGTAGGATTGTTGCTAGTTTCAAAACCTGATGTTGCTAAAGACGCTCTTACTGTTAAAGGTGTCGTTGCTCCCGCATTCCAAGTAAAAGTTTTACCATTTTTTACCGTAGCAACTAACACTTGACCAAAATTATCTAAAGACCATTTACCTGGTTCTAGGTCTACTTGGTTTGCAGGGACTGCTGTACCCCAAGCAGTAAAATCAGTAGCATTAGTAACTGCTGTATTATCGTTATGTGCTGATCGCGTCGAGCCTAATGCACCACGTACACAACCGGTTAAAGTATTGGTAGATTTACCAGTAAAAGTTATAAGTTCGGTACCACCAACTAAGATTGTACCTGCAGAAGGAAACCCAGTGCCGCTAGTTAAAACTACACTAGTTCCTGAACCACCGGTACCATTAGCATTGTCTGATAATGAACCATCTAGGGTTGTAGTCGCTGCAGAAGAAACTGATCCATCCCAAGTAGACACACCCCAACCATAACCATAAGTTTGTATTTGTGGACCAATTACAAAATAAAACTCAACCGTAGTTGAACCACCAGTTGAGATAGTCGCTGTCGCTGCAGCTGAAGAAGTAATAGTAAAAGTAGTAGTACTAGGTACAGTATTTATCATAAACTTTTTATTTTCAAAATTAGCATTACTAAGACCAGTGCCACTTGGTAGTGTTACTGAATCTAGTTCTATAATATCACCAACTGCAGCACCATGTGCTGAACCAGTAGTAATAGTTATTGCGGTTGAAGTATTTACTGTTGCTAGTGTAGCGCTAGTTTGTTGACGGGTGCTGTCATAAGGACTAATGTCATATAATTGTCCTTCAAAATATAATAATAAAAATTTATCAGTACCTAAAGCAATGTATTTATTACCATCAGTATCTACAAAAGAATGTTGGTTTCTAACTACACCTACAATGCTTTCATTTACTAGCGATGACCAACCACCAACTTTTTCTGGCAGACCATATCTAAAGCGCACATTGTCACTATCTATCCAACGGTTCTCAGCACCTTTGGTAGTGTTCTGTTTATCTATTCCTGGTAAAATTTTAAAGTCAAGGAGAGCCATCTATAACGCCTTAATCTTTCTTAGTTTTAAAAATCCAACCTTTAGTGGCATTTGCGTAAACCAATGTAAAAGATTCACCATTTTCATTAACCACTAAATCACTGGTTGCCCCATTAATAGGTTCACTATTTCTACCTATGGTTAAATTGTTTGAGTTAAAATTTAATTTTGAATCTATAAAATGTACTTCGTTGCCAACAGCAGGACTTGCTGGTAATGTTATAGTTACAGCAGTTGATGAAGTATCAACAAATATTTGATCACCATTTACAGCAGTGTACGCTGTCGTAGTAGTTTTATAACCTTTTTCTACTAAAGCATTAACAATGTTAGTGCCATCAGAATATAATACAGAAGTAGAGCCAACCGGTAAAGTAACCCCGCTGCCCGATGCTGTCTTAAATGTTAGTGTGTAATGACTCGAAGATCTATCGGTCGCATCAATTACTATATATGCTTTTTCTATTGAATCTGGAACCGTTACATTTCTGTTAGCGGCTAAAGTACCGGTAAGTTTGATTACAAAATTACGGCCGTTAGAAGAAGCACCATCTGCTATAGTAGTAACTATATCAGCATTAGTAACCGCTATTGAAATATAACCGCCTACTGCTTCTTGGATTAGATCTAAATTAGTATTAGTAACGGTACCCCATAAACCAGCTTTTTCGCCAGTTACCATTTTTTCTAGTTTTAGTGATGTTGAATATGATGATGCCATAATTACTTATATCCTATGCTGCTATTTCTGTCCATGTGTTAGTTGCACCTGGTATTATATCATTCCATGTAATAACTCCGGCACTTGTAGTGGTTATAGTAAGGCCAGAACCTGTTGGCACTACTTTAGCTTTTGCCACAATAGTAACTGTGCCTGAGCCAACTGTGCCCATTAAACTACCAGTTACTGCAACATCAGCATTTGCTTTTGCAACTGCGGTACCAGAAGATAAAGTTACACCACTTCCAGTAACAGCAAAATTAGCGTCAGCTGTAACAACTACATCACCAATTGCTGCGGTTATGGAACTACCCGTAAGAGTAAACACTGCTCCGGCAGTTATTGTTGCTGAGCCACTTGCAGAAGTAACTTGGTTACCTCCAACTACTACATCAACAAAACCTTTAATACTTGTATTACCAACAGATGCAGTTAAAGCATTACCGGTAACAACCACATAACTTTCGGTATCGCCGGCGGCGCCAAAACTTAGATCAGCAAAAGATGAAAAGCCAAGAGCCATAGTTTATCCTTAGTGTTTAGCTATCGCTTAATGTGTTTACATCAAAACTACTATCAGTAGTTTCAACTACTGCGTCAGCAGTCCAAACTGTGTACTTCTTATTGTACATATCATCCCAATGTGCAACGTCAAATAAGCCAAGTATCTCAGCTTTAGTGTAACCACTAGGTGCTTTTGATGGCGTGTCTATTTTAACATTATCACTGAATGTGTGTGGATGTGAACCTTTGGTGTACTTATATTGTACCGACCATTCAATCACATTCCCGTCAGCATTTTTTTTAGGGATTGCTGATACCCATGCTTTGGTTGCGTCAGATGCGTGTGACATATTATTCTCCTTTTAGAACTTTGATTTCTGCAGAAAGTTCTTTCACTGCATTTATTAAAACAGGTATTAGTCTTTGATAAGTCAAACCATAATTACCATCTTCTCCCTTACTAGTTATAAGAGCAGTTTCATCTTCTACTTTATAATTATAAGTTCTTTCTAGTGTCTCAACATCTTGAGCTAATAAACCACTAAACAATTTTTGTTTTTTGTGTGTACCATCAGGCGTTGCATCATCATAATCTGATCTCATATCCCATCGATAAGTAACTGGGTTTAATTGATTTACAAAATCTAAACCCATAGTTAATGCTTCAACATCTGTTTTATCTCGTTTATCAGAAGTAACGGTCCAATCTACTTTTACAAATGCATCAGTAACGTTGTTATTGCCTAAAACAATATTATCACTGCCTGTGGTGATATTGCTTGGAGAAGAACTGCCACCCGCACCTTGACCTACACAAGTATTATTACTACCAGAAGTTATGTTGCTTCCAGCAGAGCCACCAATAAGAGTAACAGCAGAACCTGTATTTACTCGTAAACCAGCTTGAGCTCCTACTGCTACATTTTCAGTATCGTTTACAGATGTGCCTGTGTTAAATGCTTTTAAACAGTCATAACCTATTGCTACATTATATCTATCACCTTGTGCCGCTGTTAATGCTTCGTGTCCTATTGCCACATTATAAGCACCCACTGTAAGAGCTGCACCAGCTGAACGACCTACATAAACACCGTGACCAGCAGTTGTTACAGAAGTACCAGCGTTATATCCAACAGCAGTATTAAAATCTCCAGAAGTCAAAGCATCTAATGTATTATTACCAATAGCTACATTGTATTCACCACCATTGACTGCTCCAGCAAGAGCTTGAGTACCTATACCTAAGTTATTTGTTTCAGTGTCAAAATCATTACCAGCACCATAACCAATCATTGTGTTAGCTGAACCTGTTGTAACATTAGCTCCAGCATATGGACCAACGAATACTGAACCACCAGTGGTTAAATCTTTACCAGCCTCATACCCAACACAAACTGAACCATCGGTCTGATTTGGTATAGCATTACCAGCATTATAACCAATTAAAACGTGTTTTGTTCCAGAAGTCAAAGAAGCACCAGCTGCACCACCAATAACTACATTTTCATTTCCAGTTAAAACACCAGTACCAACTGCAACTTTACCAATAATAACATTGTCTGCACCTGAAGTCATATTAAGTCCAGCAGACTCACCCATAATAACATTATTATTACCAGTAAGAACACCAGTACGAGCTGCTTTGTGTCCAATAATTACATTCTCATCACCAGTAGTTAAAGCTGATCCAGCTTCATAACCAACTGTCGTGTTTTTATCACCTGTTGTTAAAGCATCAAGTGAGTTATTACCGATAGCTATGTTAAACTCTCCACCTGCTACTGAGCCACCTAATGCAGCGTGACCTATTGCTAGGTTCTCTGTTTCAGTATCGTAACCTGATGCCGCGGCATTTCCTATTGCTACTGTATGAGTTGCTGTGGTTAATGCCTCACCAGCCCCTTGACCCATTAAAGTATTTCTGTGTCCAGTATTTAAAGCAGATCCAGCACCTGAACCTACTACAGTATTATTATCACCTGTAGTAATTGCATCAAGTGCTGTTAATCCATAAGCTGTATTGTATTGTGCGGTGCTGTCTGTACCTGATACATCGTGAGTATAAATAGAGCCTGTATCACCTTGATAAAAAGGAATACCAGCAACTGTTAGGGCTGTACCTGCTGCCCCAACTGCACCATCTTTCAAAGTTACCCCATCAACGGCTACACCATTGGCTGAAGTGTTCTCTGATATAGTATCTACTTTAATTGTACTGGTCATAGTTTATCCTTTAGCTAATATCAATGCAGCTTTCAAAGCATCTTTTTCGGTAGATGTCCAAACCACACCAGCAATGTTTTGTATCTTTTGGTCTTTAGCAGACAAGTCAGTATCTACCCAAGCGTTATCATCACCAGTAATATGACCACAATCAAATGCTTCTCTCAAAGCACTTTGAGAAATAATTTTATCATCCTCTTTAATTGTAGTTAGATATTTTATTTGTAGTGCGTTGTATTTACCAACTACTTCTACTTTATCTACGGTTATTTCTTTTGTTATTGCCATTGTTTTTCTCCTTTAAAATTATGCTGCTATAAATGTAAAACTAAGTATCATCTCTGTACTTGTACTAACTTGGTTAGCATTAACACCTGTGTCAGACCCACTATTATGAGTAGCAACAAATGCTGTAGTAGTTCCCTCACTAGTAATTCTAAGATAATAAGTTGCATCTGGTGTGCCACCAAAACTTGATTGACCTATTGCTCCTGATGTAGATCTAGCAGCTCCATCAGCTAAATCTGCAACCGCAAACGGTAAACTTACACTAAAGTTTCCTGATGGACTAGACACAGCACTAAATCTAACTTCTCCTTGAACGTGAACAACACGACCAATTTTAGTATAAGCTAAAGCATTATGACTGCCGTGTGGTGTTAGTGACCCCGATGCCACTGTAAAAACTGGTGCATATGTACCTTCTTCATAATCATCAAGTAGGTTACCTGCTGTTGCAGTAGTTACACCTAAGTGTATACCTTTACCAGATGCACTAAATGTTATGTTGTCTGCTAGTGTTGCTCCACCATCTTTCAATGTAACGCTATCAATAGCCACACCATTAGCTGATGTCTTTTCTGATATTGTATCTACTCTTATTTCACTCATCTAACTAACCACTCCTCTACTGTGTCTGAGATGTCTCTCATTTTAATCCAATTTGTTCCAGTCTTTTGACCTTTTTTCATTCTAAGTTTTCCAACAAGACCAATGGTATCCCATTCTTTCCTATCTGCTCTTGATATATAAGTTGCAGTAGCATCCCAACTAGAGTTTAATTTTCTTCTAATAAGGTCTGTAGTATTATCATCTTCTTTTGATATAACAGTTGCATCACTAGGAGCAGTTATGCCATCAGGAATTCTGTCTGTTGCGTAAGAATGATTAATATCATCACCATCTTCAACAACTTCAGTCCATTTAGTAATTGTATAAGTTTCATATACAGCACGACCATAGTCATCTTTTTCGTATTTTTTATTCCATCTAGTTCCAGTACCATCAGCATCTCCAATGATAACAGGTGATCCAGATACAACTCCAATAATGTCTGCAGCGTCATCACTTCCAGCAGAAGCTAC